CCCACATTCAAGTGGTGAGACTTGGCTTGGCCTAGTCTCAGTCCTTCCACGCAGAGCTCATAGCTCATCTCAATTGTTTCGTAAAATTGGGCCTTTAGGGGTGTGGACGTGACGTTTTCCCTTCTTACTCATTCACATGAGTAAATTTATCGTACAATTCCTCGATCAGTAAACCCTGTAAATTCGGGCAACTTTCACTTGGAAATTATCTATTCTAAAATTATGAAACAATCAAATAATATTAATTGGTACCAAAAATTTGTCGAATATACCGTCCTAGATAGACAAAACAAGGATAACTTGCTTACGTTGAAAATGGAGCTTACCACTTGCTGTCAAATTATTGACGCAATGGAAGAGCAGATTCAGGCGCAAACACGTAATTTCCGAATGTTGTCTTGTCACTGGTTCTACGCTTTCTGTCTTTTAAAAGATCTGGATCACCGTGGTTCGGTTACAACCATCGCTTATTATAAATTCATTAAACGTGCTTTGGTGACTCGGGCTTTTGGCTCAGATGATCCCCTACCAACCCTGAAACGTTTAACTTCTAAAAATGGTTCAATGCCTAAGCATTTTAACATTCTTTTTAAGTTATTCGAATTTGGTTCCATAGGTAAGAGAATGGCCATTACGGTCTCTAATCTGTTTATACTTGCGTACGCGCCTATTGACACTAATTCATCTGCAATTGAGGATACCTTCGCGGTTCCCCTTGATTCTTGTGGAAAGTTCGAGCAGTTCTTACAAAAGTGTAAATTTATTAAAGCAATCCCTAAGGACTACTTCTCTAAGTACAATTTCTTTGAGTCTGGCTATCATTCCTTAAACGGAGGTCCAAATGGTCCCTCTATAGCAAACTATTTACTTGACCTTAATTATCTTGTTCATAGAGATAACTCTACATTCTGTAGAATTATTGATATGTACATATTACAAGGGTCCCGCTATTTAGAATCTATCACTGAATGTTTGGCCATTCCTTATCTTTCCTCTTCTGATTCAGTCTCTGGTCCTATGGTCTCTCAAATAAGTGAAAGAGGGAGGCAAAACTAGAAATATTGCTATAATTGACTTTTGGACACAGAATGCCCTTAAGCCTATACATGACAACATCTACAAGATTCTTTTGAGTCTTGATCAAGATGGTACTCATAATCAGGAGGCTGCATTTGATCGAGTAGTCGATCTTAGTAATAAATTTGGTTGTGCTCATTCCTTTGATCTTACTTCAGCTACGGATCGTTTTCCGGTCATTTTACAGACCTTATTGGTTAAATCCATATTTGGCTGTGAGATGTCTGAGCTGTGGTCGTCCCTTCTCATTGATCGTAATTACCGTTTTAACGGTAAGAACATTCGTTGGGGAGTTGGTCAACCTCTTGGAGCATTGTCATCATGGGGAGTATTCGCTTTAACACATCACGTTTTTATACGTTACTGTGCTAATGATGAAACCTTTGATAAGTACGTAATCCTTGGCGATGATGTTGTCATCTTTGACAACGTAGTAGCCTCGGAGTATAAGAAGTTAATGGAACACTTTGGAGTTGGAATCAACTCGTCGAAGTCCTTCACCAGTAGCGGACTGGTCGTTTACGGAGAATTCTGTAAGCGGCTTTTCTGTGGTCGTGAGGAACTGTCTCCTTTTCCACTTAAGCAGGCTTTGAAGGCTTGTGAGGACGAATCGG